TCCAATGATTTTAATTTTTGCTTTGGTGTCATATTATTTAGTATTAAATGTTTCGTTGTAATAATCTAAACCGTTTCTAAATTCTGAATAGCTTGAAATCTCTATTTCAAAAGCATCAATTATCTGTTTCTTTTCGAATTCTTTGGCTTCATCAATTAACCAATGGGCATTTTCACTAAGATAATTGTTTACTTTTAGTTGTTCGACTAACCATTCTATAGCTGTTTTCATAATTTGTATTTATCGAATATAAATTTAACAATTAACATTCCTGCTATTAAAAAAAATACACATATTCCTAGTGTTATTGCTGTTGATGGTTCTAACTCTTTCATTTCGTAATTATTTCATAACCGTTTACTTCCAACCCTGAAAGTCTTTGGTTATAGTTAAAATCTTCAAGTGATTTGTGATACTCGATTTCTTTTGAAAGTCCTGTAATTGCTTTGTCTAGTAGTTCACGCTCTAGAAATGACATCTCGATATAAATGCGACCATTTACAGTCCAGCGCCCGTTTACTAATTGTATTCTTAATTGTTCCATAGTTTTATAGTGTTAAAATTAATTTTCCTATTGAGTCCAAAAGTTTCCCTTTTACTATTTTATCCTGAACTGTTAAATTATGCTTTGCTTCAAGTTTTAAAAGTAATTCAAAGTTAAAATATAACTTTGAGCTTGTTCGTTCTAGTTCTAAAGCCAAACGCTCTAATTGTGGCGTATTGGCTATTGCAGTAAGTTCCTCGTTAATCATTGTAAGATTGTAAATTAGTTATACATTCATCCTCAAAATCGTAAATCTGACAATTTAACAGATTGCTTGCGTCAATACCGTTTAAGGTTATATTATAGATTTCATACTCATCGTACTCCTCAGGCTCATCGTGAGTAGCAGAACGACCTTTTGAAAAGTTATAATTAAAATCAAAAACAAATCCTTTATATTCTATACTGTGGCTAGTTGACATAGTGTATTATTTACTTTGTTAAACTCATCTAAAAACTCTGATTCTGTACAAGTTTCATAATCTAGTATTGTAAAAATAGTTGCGTGTTTAATTGATATTTCATCATCATAAATTTGTATGCAGTGCTTTTCTGAATACACTTTGTAATAAAATACTTTGCTTTTACTTCTAAAGAAAGCTGGTAACTCGATGTTAATTGTTTCTTCTACTGTTTTTTTTGATGTAATTTTCATTTTATTTTAATATTAATAGTTATTTACTAAATGTTGATTTTGTTGTACATAAAACACTACCTGATTTAAACTTAATTACAACATGTGTTTTGTCAAATAAAAGTACCTCAGCTTCTTTTCCGAAGTAGTTTACTGTATCGCCTATTTTCATATTAGTTTAAATGTTTCGTTATAATATTGTTCTGGTGTTCTTCTATCATAATTCATTAAAAATCTTAATTGCTCATCTTGAATGCCTCTATAAAATGCATTATAAATATGTTGCTTTTCAATTTCAAAAAACTTATAATAATCATTTATAAACTTTCTACCCTCTAGGGTGTTTGTATTAAATAAATTAGGATGTTCAATTTCTAATTGGCTAAATAATTCCTGCATTGCTGTTTTCATATCCTTGATAATTGAGTTAAAAAATAAATTAAAATAATAAATGCAAATGTTAATTGCGGTTTTTTGTGTTGTAGGAAGTGTTTCATAGTTTTAGTTTTAAAGATTTGAATTTATTATTTCTTCTAATTGTTGAACCTCTTGATTTAATTCATAACAAATATGATATAAATCCATTCCTTTATCATTAATTTCATTTAATAAAGGTTTAAGATATTGAAGCCTTTTAATAGCTTCTTTTTTAAAAACATTAAAAGTTATTACATCATTTCTTTTAAAAGCTCTTTCAGCTAAAAAAAAATCGCGGTCATTAAATTGCCTCATCTTTATAAATTTTAAAGGGCTAATTAAAGCCCTTGTGCTATTACATTTAAAAAACTTGCTTTAATTGGGTCTTGGTACATTCTTTTTAAACTTTCAACTGTAATACCTAATGATTGTGCAAATGCTATTAAGTTAGTTTGATTTGCTAGTGTAGTGTTTTGAGTTGTCATAATTTCTATTTTTTAAGATAAAAACTTCGTTGTTGTTATCTGAGTACAAATATAAGGCTATTTATTTACTGTGCAAACTTTTAATCAATTATTTTTCATTTATTTTACTTTCAACAATTAAACCTTTGTTTTTAAAGTAGTTATCAATTACTCGATTTGCCACACCAGTAGAGATATTTAAGGCTTTTGCTATTTCTGGGACTTCATTATTGTTATTAAAAAAATATAGTTCTAGTATTTTAAATGTAATTTTAGTGCTTAATCTAGGATTATAATACCTTTGATGTTTAGTGAAGTTTATTAGATTTACTACATCTTCTCCATAATTGTAATTCCTGTAATTTACATTTAACTTTAATGCTTCTAGTCGATGTAATACCGTTCTTTTGGAAATATTTAGCTTTGTTGCTATTTCTGTTGTTGTCATATCTGATATGCTAAATAATTATATTTATTATTCTTTTTAAAAGTCATCCACTCGCCATTTGTCATGTAACTAGTGAACTGTTTTAATGTTTCTTTATGCGTTGCTACGATGCGTAGTTTAACGTCTGCTGAAAGTTTATAATCTGTTGGTTTCATTGTATATCATTTCTTTAAATTGTTCTAAATTTCTAATCAAATAATATTTGTGATTTAATTCAGTTACTATTTTTTCAAATTCTTTTTGATCATCTGATTGTGTTCCTATTTCTGTTTTTAATTCACAAAACAAAACTTTTGAATCTAAAACAATAATCAAATCAGAAACTCCAGCTTTCAATCCTGTTTGTTTTAATCTTTTAGCTTCTGTTTTTGTTCTTAATCCACCGTTAGGAACGCTAAAAATACAATACTGTGGATTTTGAAATTTTAAACAATAATTATTATTAAACCAAATTACACAATCTTGCTGTAAATTATCTTCTATGTTATTCATATTACTTTTAAATTTATATTACCTACTTTTTATCAATGTTTATAAGGGATTACATCTATGGTAATATGGTAATATGAATTTTGTTTCAAACTATTATAAAAAAAATAAATATTCATAAAAACCTATATTATCAATAAAATTATTATCTCACACATTAAAATTCATAAAAACCATATTACCATATTACCTTTATACTTTTTTATAAGTTAATTAATTGATTTATAGAACTTTAATAGGTAATATAAAAGGTAATATTTTTACTTAAATTTATATTACCTTTATTACCTTTTTATGTTTTTTTATTAACTTTTCTTACAAAATTTAAAAAGGCACTTCATTTTGCATATTTTGAAATTGTGATTTTTTCCATAAAAGAACTCCACATTTTACTATTCCTTTAATTTTATACGATTTGTATTCTAATTTATTTTTTACAAAAATGTCTTTAATATCAAATTTTGTAGATTTAATTCCTGTATTTATGTTTAGGTAATTTAAAACTTCGCCTTGATTTATTACGTCTTTTTCTGTAAAAATATCAGTTTCGTTTAATGAAAAATGATTAAAAAATATTTCTTCAATAGGATTTACATCTATGTTAATAGTAGTGTTTTTGTTTAAATACTCAACATCTTCATCTTTATAAATTTTCCAGTCATAACCTGATTTATACAATTCATAAACTTGTTTCCATAAAGCGTCTTTATCAATTGAAATCATAGTATTATAATCAATTTTGTCAACTTGTATTGGTAAAATTCTACGATTTCCAGTAACGTCTTTTAATATGTTTTTTTCGTTTGAAGTTCCAGCAAGAGAAGCACGTCTTTTAAATTTTGAATAAATAGAACCGTAAGGCAAACGCATATCAATTATATTTGTATCAGCCATCTTTTTAAAGTCTTTAACGTCACGTGTTGCTAAACCTCCAAATTCGTCATCCAAAACAATTAAAGATTTTGATAAATTAAAAACGCTATCTTTATTATTTAAATCAATCTTTGTTTCTGCTAGATATTCAGATAAATCAATAGGTAATAATTCTCTAAAAAACGATGTTTTTCCAGTACCTTGTTTTTGTCCACATAAAACAAGTGTAAGAGGAGATACTTTTGGCTCTTTTAAATTAGACAACCAATTATGAACGCATCCAACTAACCACTTTTTAAACGCCCAAACATTATAATCTGATTTTGGTTCTACACAATTAATGTATTTTTCAATTTCATTATTTGTAGATCCTTTATTATTTTGAAAGTATTTTTTAATAGGGTCAAAGTGAGGAATACAATTTGAGTTTAAAATATCTCTAATATCGTTTTTTGATACGCTAAAATCAAATAATTTAGTTGCGTTAATATAAATATCGTTTAGCTTTTTATCATCTAACCTTTCGCCTGTATTTAAAAAAGTATCATTTGTAAGAGTATTTGTTTCGGGTTGGTATGTAGATAAAATATATTTTTCAATTTGTGAAATATTGCTTTCATCTGAAAAGATAGTTTTTGAATAATCTTTTTTAGATAAAATCAATTCGTTAATTAAATCTAAATCAGGATTTTCAACACCTAAAACTTGTAAGTGTTTAATTACGCTTTGAGTTGTTGGAGTTCCTTGTGATTTTTGAACTTTAACCGATTGAATAGTATCTTTAGTTTTTTGAGTATAAATATCAATTCCTTCCTCTTTGCAATAATGATAAAAAGTAGCAATTGTTATTTGTCCATTTTTAGATAAAGACTTGTAATGTTTTTCTATTGATTTAGCATCATATTTTAAACCAAATGAGCAAATAAAATTAAAATATTCTAATCCAACATTACCAAATTTATCATAAATAGCAAATCCAATTCTAATATATCTATGATATTCATCTTTGCATAAATCAATATTCCGTTCTTTTATTTGTTCTAAAATATTATCAAAATCTGATTTAGTATAAATAAAAGATTGTTCTTTAACCTCTTTATGTTCTTTATTTTGTTTAGAAATAAACTTTGTGCTTTTTTCATTTAAAATCAAATCAGGATCATAAGAAATATATCGTAAGCGGTTAGGGTTTTTACACGCTTGGTCAATTACAATTCCGTAATTTTTAAAATAATAGTCTGCTAATCCATTGAATGAATCTAAAAACTTTTCGCTATTTATTTTTACAAAAATACAAACTCCATCGCCTCCAAATGAACGATGTAATATAAAAGAATATTTATCTTGTTTAAGATTGTTTAACATCGTGTTATCAATCTCACAATCTATATCAATAACAATCAATCCATTTAAAGACTTAATATTTGTAGCTGTTTTTTCGCCATCATTCATTACACAAGAACCTGTAATAACTTGGGATAAAGCTTTTATATTTTTATACTCTTTTAGATTTCCTTTTTGTTTTTCGCTTCTAGCTTTTAAAACTAAATCTTGATTTAAACCAGTCTTTACAATTGTAAGATATTGATTTATATCGATGTTTTGTTTTTCAGTAGATTTTACGTGAGGGTATTTGCTAAATTCCATAATGCTTAAATAGTTTTTTTAGTAGTAAGTTTTTTTGTTGCGAGTAAGTTCTTTTTGCTTCGGAGCGTAACTGCGAATTTATGATTAAAAAATGATTTTGTTTTAAATTTTTATCAATCACTCTATTAACTCCGCCTTTTAAATTACGCTCAAATTGTTCTTTGTTTACATTATTTCTAATAAACAAATCAAAGATTTGATTGTTTAATACTTTTAAAGCAAAAAAAGCATCTTGTTTTTGATTTATAGCATATTCAATTATTTTACTAGCTTTTGGATAAATTGGTTTTATTGCTTTAGCAATTACATTATCATTTGTAATAAGTTCTTTTTCTTCTTCAATTAAAGGTTCTACATAATTGTCATAACCACAACCCTCACAAATGTTTTCAGATTTAGGCATAATATAACCGCAATTTCTACATTCTTTTACCTCATCTAATGCCTCTTTTTTTGCCTTTGGCGGTTTTAAACCTTTGAAAAATATTTTTTCCCAATCTCTAGGACTTGACCACAAACCAAAACGCTCAACGTTTCCTCCTCCATCTATAAAAATAAATCTATCTTTAAAAATTTGCGTTTCATCTGTAGTTCGAGAACCACGTCCAGCAATTTGTATAAATAAAGATAATGATGCTGTAGGTCGTGCCAAAATAATACCTTCAACATCTTTAACGTCAAAACCTTTTGTAAATACTCCAACGTTAAAAAGAATTGCGTTTGATGTATTTTTAAACCACTCAACAACTTCGCTTCTTTTTATATCTTGTTTATTTACACTATCATAAAACTTACAATTATCATAACCTTTTTCTAAAAATAAATTATACAAAGCTAAATTTATTTCAGTATTAGGAGTAAAAATCAATGTTTTTTTATCTTTACAAATAGCCTCATAATTTGCTAAAACATCAAGTCTATATTCTTCATTATTTAAGGCATCATTAACACTTTCGTTTGTAAATTCTCCGGTATTGTCAACTCTAAACTTTTGATTATTTACAGGAATAGTATAAGTTTCTTCATCAACTAAATAACCTCTATTTATTAATTCTGAAATATCTACACCGCAAATAATATCATCGTAAACCATTGACATTGTTTCTTCTTTTGTCCATTCAATATCATATTCGTCAAAGTAAGAAATTCTTTTTAAACGAACTGGAGTAGCTGTAAATCCTAAAATTTTAGCACTAGGAATAAAATCAAAAATTTTATTAAATTTCCAAATATGGCATTCATCAATAATTAACAAATCAAATCTTTTAATTAATTCAGGGTCTTTTTTTAATCTACTCCAAATAGTATCAGCCATAGCAATAACAATATTGTTTGATGGTAAAAATTTATTTTTAGCTTCAAAAGTGCCAGCATCAGTAAAGTTTCTTTTTGTTTGAAAAATTAATTCAACACTATCGACTAATATTAAAGTTTGTCCTTTATGTCTTTTTGCGACTTCGCTAAATATTACTGTCTTACCGCCTCCAGTTGCAAGTTGTACACATATTTTATCGAATAGTTTTAATTTTAAATCTATTTGATCTAAAATTTTAATTTGATAATCGTATAAAGTCATTTTATAAAAATAAAAAATCCCTTTGGTTTCGTTGTGGTGGCAACTACTCCCAAAAGGATAATTAAAAATTTCTTAAATAGCATTGAATCCACCAAGACAATACTAATTCAAATATACAAAAAATAAGTTAGTTACAAAGTGTAACCAACTAAAATTAACCGCCAACTACCTAATAAGAATTAAGTAGAGGCGGTTGTTAATATTAAAAAGGAAGGTCGTCGTGTTCCTCTTCTGTAACGTTTGTTGCTGGTGTAAATGCTTGTTGTGATGGCATAGGTTGTGCGGTTTGAGTTGGCGCATCGCTTAACTTTTCAATTCTCCAGCCTTTAATACTATTGAAATATTTACTAACCCCCTCAGGATTAACCCACTCACGACCGCCAATATTGATATGTACTTTAACTTCTTGACCTATATACAAACCGTTTAACAAATCGGTTTTATCTTGTGCAAATTCGATGTTAATGAACTGAGGATATTGCTCGTCTGTTTTGACTACTAATTCTCTTTTTTTGTAAGACGCACTTACTTGATTTTCTTCACTTATTAGGTGTACTTTTGCTACTACTTCCATTGTTTATTATTTATTAAATTTAGTTTATATTCATTTTTAATTGTTTCAGCTTCAAAAATTCTATTTAAAATCTTTTCGCAAATAGCTTCATCCTTATCAATTATAATCTCGTGATAATATTCTTTACCCTCAAATATAAAATAATTAAAGAAATGTGCTTTATTTCGATTTGTAGCCATCATTTGCATTTGCATTTGATAAAGATATTTGTCATCTATTTCATTTGTAGCTACTAATTTAAAGAAAGTGTTAGCTTTAGGACATTTGATTTCTAAAATAGCATCTTCACCAACTAATCCATCAGGAGAAGCTCCAGCATTATCACCTAAATTAAAGAAACCACATTCTTGAACATCTATAAAATCAAATGACTTTAATTCTTTAAATTTAGCAAATGCTAAAGGTTCTAATTCAATGCCTCGTTCCATATCGTATGAAACAAAGTTGCTTTCTACTTCTCCAAACAGTTCTTCTACTGCTTTATCAAATGCGTAACTTTGCCCGGTAAGTCCAAGAGCTTTAATTCCCATTAGTTTGTAAATCTCACTAGCTGTGAAACGCCCAAGTCGTTTGTTATACCATTCTAAAGTCCGTTGTACTGATTCCATATTTCTGTTGTTAAGTTATAAGATTTTTCAATTTGTTCTTTTGTTGCATTCGCTTTTTTAGCAGCTTCAAAATTAGCTACAGTAAAATCAGGTTTTACTTTTGTAACTGGCTGTAATGGTTTGATACGAACTCCGTCTGTTATTGCACCCATCATTTTAACGTTCCTATCTACAAACAATTCTATTTTCATTCCTTTCCAGTTCTCTATAATATGACATTCTTTACCTAGTAAACCATTCTTTTTAGCAAATCCAGCTAATATTTTATTATTAGTTGAATTTAGTTTAAGCGGTTTGATAGGTTCGATAAAATGGCAAAATATGCCATCCATTTTAGTTCCTGAAACATCTACATTAGTTTCGAACTTTACTTCTTTAATTGTAAAGATTAACGGTATTTTATCCGTTTCCATAGCATCTAAATCTGCTGATGCTAAATGTGTACTTTTTCTGTACTTTCTCCAATCGGTTTGAGTTTCCATAATAATATAAAATTTAAAATCCTGACTAAAATCTCGCAGGTCAGTACGAGCATAGTCAGGACTAAATAATGTTTTTGTTTCATAACCTGACCGTTATGTTTTTGCAAATATAAAAATTAATTCATTACAACATCAAATTTTTCTAAACATTTATGTAAAGTGTAATTTGACCAGTATAACTCATATTTGAATACCTGCTGGTGTGTTACTTTGTTGTAAAATTCATATCCTCTAACGGACTTACAGAATTCTAGAAATGTTAGTTTCATATTGTTTAATTTTATACTGCAAATTTATTTCGATCTTTTTTAAAAATAAATTTTTTTATTTGAAAAGATAGTTTTATGTTTGCAAAGATTAAAACGGTGTGGTGCTTGTTTTAACATAAAGAAATTTAATCCGACATTGGGAAGCGCACCACTTTAGCTGACCAATTTCGGATTTTTTGTTTGGGGTAACGTGTCGCCTTTTTTATTTACAAATAAATATTAATTTTTAAAAACAAAATATTATGCAAGGAAAATTTTTAATTACAACGGACAATTGGTTTTACGCGCCAGATGGCAAACAGTATCGAGGAGTTTGGGGAGAAGTTAAAATAATAAGCGATGCTGTTTTAGGTATAAAAACAAATGCTAGAAGTTCTAACTGGTATGCAAAAGTAGGAAGCGAAGACAACTATGTTATTATTGCTGGTTGTCAATTTCATTACGCCTGTAGAAGCGAAAATAAGCCAATTACAGAAGTAATTCAAGATTACACTGTAGAAAGCGGTTCTTTTTTAAATTATGATAGACCAACTGCTTTCTACATTGCTGAGTAAGGTAAGTGCTAACGTTCCCGCGACAGGGGCTGTTTGCCTATGCGGTGCGTAGATTAGGCAAATAGCACTTATCGTGTGTTAGTAGCTGGACGTCAATTTAAAACAAATATTAATTATAAAAACTAAATACAAATGCAAAATTACACACATTACAGGCTTTACAATCATAATACAGGAAATGTATTGTATTTATTATCTATTTCTTGCGACCCAGATGTTGAACATCAGGAAAGACTTGAAAAAAAGAAAGTTGCAATAAGTTACGAAAAGAATGTAGATTACAACGATATGTCTTGGGAAACAATAACGTAGTCTCGTTACTAACGTTATCAGGCTTGCAGAAGTGGCAAAAAAGCAAGCCTTAATTTTCGATTTTGCCAAAACATTACAGACGCAAAAACAACTTTAAATTAAACCTGAACTTGCCATTTTTGCAAACCTGTGTTAGTGGCAGTTATTTAAAATTAGAAATTATGGATAAAAAATTCATTTCAGTAGAAAAATTTGCAGACAACGGAGATTTTTCGCATTACGAATTAGTTGACGAAAACGGAGAAACTATTATCAAAGACATTATGCAAACTAAAGAGCAAGAATCAAAGTTTGATAAAGTAGAAAAAGAAATTCAAAATAGAATTGATAGAACATATCAGCATTCAGAAAAAATAAAAGATAGAACCGAAAAAGGCAAATATGAAGCCATTACAAGTGCATTCGTTCTTTTTAAAATGTGGTTTTCTGATAATTGCCACTAACGGTTCTCGGCTATATTTAGTGCCGAATTAAATAGTACAAACTTTAAATAACAGATAAAATGACTAAAGAAAAAGAAAACTTGAATGAAGCAGAAAACTCGGCATTGAATATAGCCGATGTTAGCGGTAGTGTTGGTTGTGCTTATTGGGTTACGCCACATTTAAGATACGCTAAAAAATATATTCCAATTGATGAGCAATCAGCAAAATGGGAATTAAGACTACAACAAATGTGGCAAGGACAAGATGGTAGTCAGAAATGGGAATGGGTTGAAGTGGTTGAGTAACATTACCGCTAACGTTCCCGTGACTGTCGTAGTTGCAAATAATTAAAAACTAATAATAACAAAGAAACAATATGAATGCTCACGAATTTTTAATCGAAAAAGGAATAGTTTCAATGGCTGAACAAATAGGTGTTTACGTAATAGAAAAGTGGTTGACTGAATTTGCTGAACATCAACAATCTTTGCAATTACTACAGTCACGTGTTGTAGGGCAAAGCGAACAGTGTTGCGAGCAAATAAAAGAAGGTTTTTATTTAGGCACTACTTGCCCGAAGTGCAACAAGCCATTCAGGCAAAACTTTAAATAGCAATATTGCCTACAACGTATCGGGGCTTTGCGAAGGCAGGGCTTCAATGCACTAAAGTTCAAATTTAGCACAATGTTTAATAGTAGCACAAATGTTCAATAAACCACTAATGCCCTGCTTTTGCAAAACCCTTGTTATGGGCAGTACGGGTATTAACAACGAATTTTAAAATGGAAGTAAACAAAATATATAATGAGGATTGTTTGGAAACACTAAAAAGGTTGCCTGATAATTCTGTGGATTTGGTAATAGCTGACCCACCTTATGAAATTGTATCTGGTGGTGGTGGCGGTTGCTTCGGAGTAGAACAAAGAGATTACCACAAAGGAGTAAAATCTTTAAGTGATGGATTTGAAAACGTAATACTTGACGAATGTAAACGAGTATTGAAAGTATTTAATTGCTATTTCTTTTGTAGTAAAGACCAAGTATTGCAAATATTACTTTGGGGCAAAGAAAACAATATGAATACTGATATACTTTGCTATCACAAGCTAAATCCAATACCTACAACTAACAATAAATATTTATCTGATACTGAATACATAATTTTTATGAGAGGGCAAGGAGCTTATTTAGGTGGAGATTATGCAAGTAAGAAAAAATACTTTTTGCAGAATAACTCTAAAAGCGAATTTGAACACCCAACAGTAAAGCCACTAAATATAATTAGAACTTTGGTTGTAAATTCAAGTAAAGAGAATGATTTAGTATTTGACCCTTTTATGGGAAGTGGAACAACAGCAGTAGCTTGTATAAAAGAAAAAAGAAACTTTTTAGGAAGCGAAATAGATAAAAATTATTATTCATTATTAACAAAAAGAGTATCAAATGAGCAGTCGCAAACGTCATTGTTTTGATGTCGGTAGTATTGCCCATAACTTCCTAACACGCGAAACTAAATTATGCAATCTATTGAAAATAAAATAACTAAGCGTTTCAAAATTTACGATAATATCGTATGTTTGAACGATGGTTTTTTGTATCAATTAGAACATTGCCCAAAGAATCGAACTAAGGTTTTCAGAAAATTAACCTACAACGAAAAAAGACAAGCTTATTATATTAACGGAATATTAGTAACAAAAAAAAGACTTAAAAAATTAATATTATGATAATCGAACTAGTAAACGGTAAATACCTAACCAACGGTAAAGAGTACAAAGATTTAAACGAATTAGAACGTCAGGATTTGAATAATTATTTTATTCAAATTAAGTACGAAAAGGAACAAGAGTTGTATTTACAACAATTAGAGCAACAAGAAAAAATTAATAACATTCTGGTGTTTGACGCATTAGAAGTAATAGAGAAATAATATGGAAGCAAAAGAGAAAGCAAAAGAGTTAGTTGATAAGTTTAAAAATAGAAGTATAGAATTAGGATAAAGTCATTCTCAATTATTAGCAGAAGCAAATGCATTAATAGCAGTTGATTATATTTTAGCATCACATAGCGGATTTGAGGATAGTGCTTGGTATAATAGTAAATTAAATTTTTATACAGAAGTCAAAAAAGAAATCGAATTACTATAAACAAAAATAATTATGGAACCAAACGAATGGTTATTAGAACATTATTGGAATAGATTAAATAGTGAGTGTTTTAGTGGAGATGAAGAACACGACCACTATGTAGCAGACGATTTACTTTGTCAGTTATTAATAGATTTAGGATATGAAAAAATAGTAGAAAAATTTAAAGAAGTACATAAATGGTACGCATAAACAAAAACGCCCTCTAACTAAGGGCGTTTAATTTTTAGGCTCAAATGTTAAATTCTCATTTAGGTAATTATATTCTTTCGGAATTATATATTTATACTTTATACTCCACTTACCTATTATATTATCTCTATTAATGCTTAGTTCTACTGTAGGGAAGTTCACTATTGCTTTATTATCGTAATTCCTTACTTCTATATGTTCAGGCTTCTTTTCGTGCGTTAGGTTTGATATTCTCATAAACTGATTGTATTAATGAAATAGGTGTAATTCCTTTGTAATATTTGTAAGCTAAATAACCAGCTAATAAAATAATAATCCACAACCACCACAATTGCAAAATAAAAGTACTCCAATTAAATTGAGGTTTTACAATAAGTTTAGCGTTTGATTCTTTCAATACAGATATTTCACTACTCAACTGGGTTACAACATCTTTTAAAGTAGCTATTTCAGTATCTTTTTCTTCGATTTTACGCACGTTTTCTGATTCGTAAACTATAGAGTTATCTTTTATTTTATTAGTCCTTATACGAACGTTTTTAAAGGTCTTTGTTTTACCGTTAGAATCAGTAAAACTACTTTCTTGTTTTGGGTCAATCGGCTCCAATTCCAAAGCATCTTCAAAAATATTTACTATTGTTTCTTTTTTCTTTGTTGAGGTGCTATCCGATTTTACAACCTCTTTTATAGTTGTCGAGCTTTTCTCGGTAACTTCAATTTTAGCCGTTGCAGTACTATCAATTTTAGATTTATCGGTTTTTGAAGTTCTTGCTGAGCAACTGAACAATAAAAAAGCTACAATAAAGAAAACTACTCCAATGATAATTGAGTAAGAATACTTTTGTGTGAATGTTAGATTTGTTTTCATTTATCAAAGACTTTCACAAATAAAACATTGTGATTTGTTCGCTTTCTAAGCATAACAGTGCCACCGTTGCTATCGTTGCCTATTGCAGTATTTCCCTCGATAGAATGAAATGTTTTGCCTTTCTCTAGCCACATAACAAAGATTCCTGTATGGTCATATCTACCATCGCCATTAAAGTCAAAGAAAACAATATCGCCCGGGTTAGGCTCTTTTACTATTCGTTTATTCTTTTTAAAGTAAGCAACCGCAGTTTGACAACCAGCAAAGCCTTTTGAGTAACCGATATTTGGTAAAGGTTTACCACGTTGAAAGTAGCACCAAGATACAAACATACCACACCACGCTAAGCCATCAAGTCCAAACCATTTGCCGTACTTTGTTTTGTTGCTGTTTTTAGGACTTTCAGTATTGCCTATTTCAGCTCTTGCAATCTCGACTATTTTACTCATAATTGATTTTCTTTATTAGTGAAATTATTACTCTTAATTTGTTGTTGTAAATCGATTCCTAAACAAGCTCCTGAATACCCTAAAAAGAAACATACAACAAACTCTTTTACGTCGATTAGCGGGAATAAAACAGGCAAAAACACATATACAATCATAGAATGAAATGAAACAAAAGCCATTATTCTCTTGTGCGCATAACGTCCGTTAATCTTTAATGTATCGTTTATTAGTTTCATTTCTTAACCCACCAAAAAAACAATCCAACTACTCCTAATGTAACCGCTCTAATACTCCATTTGTAAGTTTCTAAAGCATCTTTTAAAAGTATGTGTTGCTTTTCCATTTCGTTAACTCGGTCATCAATAGTATCAATTAACTTTACTAAACCCTTATTACCATTTATTTCAGAACCAGCTAAACAAATTTCAACTTTCTTAAGCAAAGCCTTTACATCTTGCATATCGTCTTTGTAAACCTTGAAATGGTCTTGCAATCGGTCTATTTTTTCTTCCATAATTCTAGTATTATCAGGCATTACAAATCTTATTTCTTAATATGGTTTATTATATCTTTTCCTACAAATATAATAATTAAACAAACATTTGAATAAAAAATATAATTATTATTCCAAAAGATAAAACATAGTAGGCTACCAACTAAACCACCAATAGCACTCCAGCGAATGTCATCCCAATCCGTTTTTCCCTCAAAGAATTTAGACTGCACCCACTCCCAAAAAAAACCGATACAAAAACAAATAAAAGTAACTGCGTAAACCCCAGCTGTTTTATTTATTAGTGAATATTTATTAAAGTCCGTTAGGCTTGTTAAATTGTAGCCTATGCAATAACCTACGATTAAATGTAGGTAGTATCTTGATGTTATAAATTTGCTCATAGTTTATAAATATTATTTGGTAATTCGTTTTTAAAAGTTCCTTTAATTTTGTGCCTTAAAACATTTAAAAAAGTGAATCGCATTAATACCCACCTTTGTAAAATCATTTTAAAATCATAGTTCAAATGTACCATAATTTTAATAAATTCATTGTCTATTTCTTTTCCTACATAACCGTTAAGATTTCTCCAGTCGTGAATAAATGCACCTATTTCAAAAATAGTAATAGGATTGCGTTCTTTTACAAAAGTGGCACCGTCGTAACTAAACTTGTGTAGCATAAAATCTATCCAAGCATCGGCAAACAGTTCTCTAATTGGGTGTACTTTAGGCAATACCATAAGTTCGTGAATCATAGAATTATGACCGATGCGTAATTCTGATTCGCTAAACTCATTGAAGTATTTACCTTTAAGAATCATAATTTTCAGCAATATAATTTAATATAAAACTCAAAGCTATGTCCATATAAGTTTGAATAAAAGGATAACTAACAGTGACTTGTGATAGCTCGTAATATGCTGTTTTCCAATCTCCATTTTGTGCAATCCTATCATAACCAGCTTTTAAATCTTTTTCAATTAAAAAAGCTTGATTTTCTGTTATTAAACCTTTTGCAATATCAAGAACTATCATAGCTCTAAATTCCTGATAAGCATCCCATCCGTTAGCACGATGAAACTCATACTTTCCTTTAATTTCAGAAATTGATAATTTTATTAATTCAGCTTCAATTTCGCTTTGTGTTGCAGTTTCAATCCAATTATTACCGTCCCATTGTTCTTTATAAAACCCACCTAAATAGGGTATTGAAGTCCAATTATTATGTAATGGTTCAGCGCCTGAATTACCTGTATATCTTCCCTGTTTGTTGTATGTGTAATATTTCATATTATTGAGTTAAAAAAGATGTTATTCTAAAAGATTGTGATGTAGGATTAGTTGCCCAAGTTGGAGTCCTTATCTCTATACACCAAAGATTATTAGCAGGTATATTTATATTAATAGATGTAAAATCGAATTTTAAAAATGTGCTAGCGTTTGTTTGAAATGTTCCTATAAGAGTAGATGTAGCGGTAGTTATATTTCTAAAATATAAACTTGAATTTTCCGAAGTTCCTGCAGCTCCTCCTCCGTTCACTACGTGTAAATAAATTCTATTCAAAACATTAGCACTTGCAGAGCTAAAATCTAAATTTGTAGAAGCTGTAAATAGTGTTCCCCCAGTACCACCTAAAGGCGAAAAGAAATAAGTTGAAGCATCCGCCATTGAAAAGTTACCTACTACAGACAATAACGTGTATTGCTTTAAATCTAACTGAGTTTGTATAGGACTTGTTACTCCTTTTACATTAGCTAATTCTGTAGGTGTTGGATAAGTTCCTAAATCTAAACCAGATATTTCACTTCCGTTTGAAGGGAAATAAGCTATTTGATTGGTTAATCCTCCGCCTGTTACAGGAGTTCCACCCAATATTGTATCTACTGTTTTATTTTCCCAAATGTCAGTCGCAGAAGTGTAAGCTAAAACATTGTTATTTGCAGGTGTAACTATTTTTACATTATGCAATTCATCTAATTCGTAACCGTTATCTACTTTTACAAATATAGAGCCTTGTGTTGCGTGTGCAGAAACAACATATCCAATAATAACTAAATGATTTGGAGCTACAGGTTTAACCTTTGTAACTTGACCCGCAACTGTTGGAGATAGGTATAAAATATCGCCATCTGCCCACGTTTCAGATTGTAAACTTCCTGTAGTATTTACACCTCTAATTAATCCGCTTGTGGTAATAAATCCCTCTTCATTATTGTTTATAGTTTCGGTTACAAGTCCAATAGTTTCAGCACTTAACAAATCATTTGTTGCTTGTGCTAAATCTACTTTCAATCTTTGACCTTGCGCACCTGTAACTCTAACTGCTTGGTAATTAGCTTCTAATAAATTTATATTTGTAGCTGTTTTATTGACTACTCTAATAACGGATTCTTGTCCTATTTGTAGTGTTACATTTCCGCCTTTTAGCTTTAAATCTACTGTTCCATCGGTATCATTCCAAACCATAGAGCCTGCAGTAGTAGGTATGTTTGTAGGTGTATTGTCAAATTCTATATTTCCAGTTAATAAACCAAACTCTCCTAAATTTACATCTTGAGTAGCTCCAGTATAAGGAACGCCACCGCCTCCACCAGTTGCGCTAACGATAGGGTTTAAAGGATTGGTATTGTCAACTGTAACGTTAGTTCCAGCGACAACCGATTCTAATTTAGTATCATACAATTCAGTAAAATTAGCATTAGACTTTTGAAAAGCTACTCTAATTTTATCGCCTGTACCATCGTTTGCACTAGTCCCTACATTTATTACTTGCTTTGCCATTTTGTTCTTTACTTAGTAAATATTTTCTTAATTTTTCTTCGTTTTTAACTCTTGCAATATTTGGCTTTTTATCTTTATTCATTTTTCCAAGTATCAATTTGTTCAGTACAACTACTACGACCACCAAACCACCAACTTGAAACATTTATAGGTTTAGCATTTATAATTTCAGAGTGTTGTAAATATTCAGTAATATGATTATAAACTAACCAACGTTTCATTCTAGTTCCATAAACTTCCATTTTAGAACGTTGTTGCACCATCATATAATCAACTTCTTCTTTACTTATTGTTTCAGCGTTTTCTGCACTATGTTTGTAAATACCACCGTTTGCAACTTGATAAGCTCCTATTAAAAAATAATTCTTTGCACTTGCACGAATTAAATAATCTACTAAAAATTTATTGTACAAATCTAAGTACAAACCGCTCAAAGTTTCAGCTTCATAGTCATCTAAAATCTTATCAAATAAAATTTGTCCTAACAATGGCTCTAAGTCTGCTACTTGCGCATCTTCTATACAAGGAACTAATTTATCATAGTCAATATTACCATTAAACGGTGTTTTGTCTATTACTTGCTGAGGTGTTATTAATAGTATCATAATTATTTCATATCATGTGGTGCAATATACACTTTTGGATTATTTGTTGGAGGAATTTCTCCCACTTTTCTAACTTGTGCTGGTGTTGATGGTGTTGCAACTGTATTTTTACCTGTTCCTATTTTTCTGTACATTTCACGAACCCAAAAATGTCTACATGTACCGTTTGGAAATTCATCACTTAATAAACCGCCACCTTTCCAAAGAAATATATTATAAGGCTCATTTGGATTTGGTCTCATTCCAAAGCCCGGATTAACATTCTGATTGCTCATCGCTTCAATATCTTCTTTACGGTATAATTTTTTAGAGCTCATCATTTTTTTGCAAAATTCTCTTTCAGGACTTTCATTTCCTGAATATCTATAACGTGTAATGTATAAATCTGTATCCTGCTCAGATTTGCTTTTTGTTTTTGCTACTCCTGTAGAAACATTTGCAAATTCATATCTATTATTTAGCTTTAAAACTTCAATATCTAGTTCATCTTCTTTTTCATAATCTACAGGAATGCTATCTACTAACTCCCAAACATTCAAATCTATATCGCTTCCAAAATCTTCAATCTTTTTTTTTTCGCTTGCCATCTTAACAACTGGAGCTTGAACTATTTTAGGTCTTAAAGGCTCAAAATACAACTGTAATGTGATATTATTTTGACCTAATACATATTCAAAGCCATCGGTTAAAGCATCTTGTAATGGCTTAATAACGTTTAGCATCGTTTCATTAAATGCAACCTCTATTTCGTCTGCATTACTACTGAAACCTGTCGCTGTTTGTATGCCTAAAATTGCACCACTAACAACTTTATGAGCTGTTAATAATTGTTTACGTGCTTCTTCAGTAAGGAATTGATATTGTTGGTGTGCGTCTGCAACCTGTACCGCTTCCAAAGTAGTTGCACTATCTTTGTTTGAGTTAAAAGATAATATAAACTTATTTGCATTTTCAGAACCTGTAAATTTTCTAATTACATTTCTTTCAAAAGCATCTTTAACCTCATCGTCTGTTATGCCCTCGTTTACATTTATAATATACCCAGCACTCAAACCGTTTTTAATATGGTTTATACAATAGATTGATATTTGCTCCTCTAATTCTGCATAGTTTAAACCTGAATAATAAGATGGTCTTGCAAAATAGAAATCATTAATAGTATATTCTTTAATTACAAATATTGTCTTTTTTTCTGTAGTTCCTTGTGTAAAAGCTGGTATTTCTACTGCTGGATATTTTCTCAAATCATTCCAGTTATAAGAATACCAATAAGATGGAATTTCACCGTACTCATTTGCTTCTGTAGGTACAACTTTGTTTTTAGGTAAATGATTTATTTGCGCTATTTCATTTCCTGACTTGCCTAAAATAATTTCAAAGCTAGCCTCGTGAAATAAAGAAAAGTCTTTAACTATTTTTTTTACATTATCTTTTGAAAATAGCTTTTGAATTATAGCCATTTGATTAGCTTGATTAACTGTATAATTAGCAGTCAATCCACGCCCATAAATATAAGAATAGTAAGAATCTAAAATTGCTGAGTTTGTTGGCGAATATTTATAACGATCTATTACATAATCATAACCACTATTATTTTTACCGTTTAAAATATAACTTTTACCACTCGGTTTAAATTCTTGAAATACCTCTGTTATGTGTGAACTTAAGCTAATTGCTCTAACATCTCCCATTTTTAATTTATTTTATAATTTTGCAAATCTGTTTGATTTGTTGCAAATGCTTTTCCTCTAAATAATAATTCTGAATCTAAGTTATAAACAGAATACTCAAAACTTTCTTGCTCTAAAACAGTTTTTGTTATTTCAAAAGTTAAATAACCATTTAAAAAAGTAGTTAAAATATCTTCAATAGTTTCAGTTGTATTTTTGCCTTCATTTTTTATTACAATAGATATAGTACTCGCATTTAAGCGGGGTATAATTGTAATTGAATGAGTAGCTTCTGAGGGTTTTAATATTACCATACTAATATAACGTATAAATATCGTTTTGTAATAAAAAAGCCTACTAAAATTAATTAGTAGGCTAATATTATTTAATAAAAAGTATTAATCGTTTACATAAACTGATGAAACTATTGCTAACAAAGAAGTTACTGCACTTGAACTCAATATTGGAGCAGTATCAGGCTCTAATGTTTGAAAGCTCATTTTTAATCCGTAAAAACCTCCTAAGTCGCCAGCAATTTCTCTGCTTCCTGTAGTTTTGTTTGCACCATTTGCAATTCCAAATGCATGAAATTTACCGTTGTTATCTTCAATAAAAATAACACTTCTATCTCTTGACAATAGTTTAGCTTGATTAACTAAAGGAGCTTATCAAGTTGCAAACGGTGGTATTTACAAACATAGTGCAGAAAACGCTGAAACAATAAGTAAAGAAGAAGTTGATTATATGATGGTGCAACAACGTTCTAAAATGGA